TATAGACATTCCTATTCTTATAATAAAATTCAACATAATTTTTAGAAATAGAAGTTGAAATGTAACAAGGAAAAAATATATTATTATCTATTTTATATAATTTTCTTGGATCATAGATAGATTTATGATAAACTTTCATATCTTTAGGCATCGAATATGAAAAAAGAATTTGATCTATATTATTTACTATGGCTTCAAATTCAAAAGAAACTTCTATTTCTTTATTATATTTTTTCCATAGATAATTATTAATAGGAAAAGAATTTTCTGTAAATGTTTTTATAATTCTTTCATATTTTTTTGGTATAATATAATTTTCTTTTAGAATATCTAAATTCATAGTCCCGCCAAATCTTTAAAGGGTTGAAGTGCTGCACTACCAATATTTTCTATTTGACTTAAATTATTTGTCAATTGTGTAAAAATTTGATTGGTAGATTGAGAAACAGCTTGAGTCGCCAACGCCTTTTTACCATTTGTAGGTGCTTTCAGCAAGGATTGATTCATAGAAAATTTTTTTAAAGCCTCTGTTATTAAAGGTTGATTTAATACAGAAGGAGGAAGATGATTATTAAGAGTATTTTCTATTTGGGAGGTAATTGTAGGAAGTAAAGTAGATAACATATTAAAAATGTTAGATTGAGTAGCACCTTGTCCCAGAGTAGCTTGTGTACCATTATCTTGTATTTGGGATAAAAATAAAGAAATAATATTTTCAAATTGTGTTACTGTTATTGAACCATTTTGAATTAAAGGTGTTAGAGTATTAATTAAAGGTTGTAGAGAAGAGTTAATAACTCCTTGAACAGTGGCAGAAACATTTATTTCTTGATTTAATAAGGATAAAGCAGTAGTAAGAGCTTGTGAGGCATTCGTAGATAGTGAAGAAAATGAATTCAATAAAGGTGTTATAGAAGATATAATAGATGAAAAACTACCTAATTGTGATGCAATAGAATTAAAGGCACTTCCCAATGCTTGTCCTAGAACTCCAACAGCACCAGAAGTTGAAGAAAATGTATTTAAATCTAGAATTTTTTGAAAATTAGGAATTGCATTAGGTAAAACAGCATTAAGATTTTGAGGATCAATTTTTTGTAGTTGAGAAAGAATATTTCCAACAGGATTTAGAACGGAAGACACTGTAGGTATAGAGGAAAATTTTGTTTTATCAATCGCATTTTTTGTAATATTTACTCCATCCGTATCATTTTGTTCTGGGGGAGTATAGTTATTATTATAGGAAATTTGAGTTTGATCATCAGTTTGTATATTTCTACTTGCTCTGGTAATATTTGCATTATTTGCAATTCTTATTCCTGGGGGAGTAGAATTAGTACCATCTTTTAATTGTTCTTTTCCACCAACAGTTTCAGTATTAGAAGCATCCCCGGCTTTGGCAATTGATCCTATATGTACAGGATATTGTTGATCATTATCTAAAAAAAATCCCATAACAGTAGAACCAACTATTAAACCTACCGGAGCTTTTCCAATTTTATTATGACCAGCAGAAGTAATATCTTGTAGAGGTTTAGACCAAGGCAAAGCAGAACTAGGAACATCACTTTCATTATCATGTAATTTATGAATTCTTACTCGGACTCTACCCTCCTGATCGGGGTCCATTACAGAATCAACTACTCCCCACCACATTCTATTTTCAAGACCAGCAAAACTTCTTTCAGTCATTTTTATCCCTTTTTATTATTTTAAATATTTATTTAGAAAATATGAGTTGACATTTGAAATTTTTTTAGTAGGGTAGTAGTGTACATAATATCAATTGGAGAAAAAAGATGATTTTATTATTTTATGGAGACAATTATTATCCTAGTGGTGGATTTGAGGATTTTAAAGGAAAATTTTATAATAAAAACGAAATGATAGAATATTTGAAAAGTAAGCCCCATAATTGGGATTGGTGTCATTATGTTTATATTGAAGAAGAATTCTTATGTCCAATTAATATAGATGATAAGTGGATAAAAGAAAATATACATAATAAGGAAAATAAAGATAAATAAAAAATGTTTAATATTTTTAATTTTAGAAAGAAAAAAATGAATTATATTGCCAGATTTTTAGTAGACGTGGATAATGAAAAATATCCACAATTATATGCAAAATTTATGTTTAGAAATATTCATATTAATTTTAAGGAAAATTTAAAGCCTCCTAATCAGGCTGAATTTGTTTTAGGTCCATTTGAAAGAAATATTATAGATAAATGGATGGAAATTTTTAGAAGTTCTGGTTGCAATTTCAAGATGTTTATAGCAGAATATGATCTTGTAAAAGATAAGAATTATTTTCTATGAAATATATTAAAAAATTTTTTTCATCCTATTGGAAATATAATGATTTATATTGTATAATCAAACAAAGAGAATATCATGAAACCAAAAAATGTAAAGAAATTATTATAAATAGGTAAATAACCCTCGTTCGTTTAAAAGTAGGATACGTGGCCTTCACCCACATGAAAACGGGGCAGTACCGTTACGAGGGACCAAATTTAAAATGAAAAAATTATGTCAGGATGTTCCAGAATGGTTATGGTAAGGTCTGCAAAACCTTTTTATATGGGTTCGAGTCCCATTCCTGACTCCAATTAAAAAAAAGGAAAACAAATGAAACTTATTGATGTGCTTCTTAATGTAGATAAATCAAAAGAAAATAAAGAAGACCTTAATCCAAAGCATTTTACACAACTTTTTCTCGAAACTTTTATTTTTGTTGTTAATCCTATTGAATTTAATAAATATATTCATGGTTATTGGTTACGTAAATAGTGGTCAAATAATGAATATGTAGGATTTATTTCATTATGGTATTATGATAAAATACTTGATATTCAAAAATTTATTGGTTATTATTACAAGGCTTCTAGTGAAAGTAATATAAAAATTAAATTTTATAATGAATATTGTATTGCTATGGTTAAAGCAGTTATTATTAATTTTAATACTCTTGAAAGTAAACAAGAATTAATTCTTAATTATGATATTCTTTCCCAACAAATAGAAGGAAAAGATATAAAATTAAGATTACAAGGAAGTAAATTAGAATTAGAAAAAGGATTAGGATTTTAAATGAAAAAATTATTAATTACACTAGGTTTATTATTATCAATTAATTCTGTATCGGCAGCACCTTATACACAAGAAAATCCAGATTGTTCTAAATCAGAAACATTTATTTCTGATATCTCAAAAAAAGGATTTTTATCTATATTAAAATTTGAAGATAATATCAATAATGTAAGTTATATATTATTTAATAATTTTAAAACTTCTCAGGATATTCTCATTTCTATTAAAAATGATAAATCTAAAATTTGTATTGTATTTCTTAGTTATAATGAAACTACAGAATTTAATTTACCTCCATTAAGAGATTTTCTCGATAATTTAGTAAAGGATGCCAAATGAAATTTTTTTTATTTTTTCTTTTATTATTTTCTAATATTTCTTTTGCAGATGAAATAAAAAGTTCCGATGTTGTGGATAATATTTCTAATATTTCCGATGGAACAGTTAATATTCAAGTAGCAAGTATTGAGGAAAGAAAACCAGAAGATTATACACCTTTTGATATGCAATTTCAAGAATCAATGAAAAAATATAAAAAAACAAATTTATCTTTTCCTCATAAAATTCAACATTCTGTAGGTTCTGGATTTATTCTTTTTAAAAATGGTCTTATTTTAACTAATTCCCATATTATTAATAATGCATTTGATATTTTAGTTACATTTTCTGATGGTACAAAAGAAAATGCCGATGTAGTTGGAAATGATCAAAGAGAAGATATTGCGCTTCTTAAAGTTGAAAAAATTCCCCTCTCTTCAAGATATGTAAAAATTGGAGATTCTGATAATATAAAAGTTGGTGACGAAATTTGGACTTCTGGTTCCCCTCTTGGTTTGGAACAAACACTTACCCGTGGTATTATATCTCACCTTCACAGAAAACTTCAAGGGGCTGATTCTGTTTTTAATGATTATATTCAAATAGATGCACCTATGAATCATGGTAATTCTGGTGGTCCATTATTTAATTCTCATATGGAAGTCATAGGAATGAATTCTATGATTATCTCAACTACAGGAAATTCTATTGGTTTAGGTTTTGCTATTCCTTCTAAATATTTAAATTTTGTTTCCTATGAATTAGGATTATTTCATCATTTTCTTAATAGAAGAATTGGAATAAAAATAACCAATTTAAATGAAGATAATTCAATAATTTATAATATGGATAAATCAGGAGTTTTAGTTGTTGATGTTCTCAAAAATTATCCCGCATATGGAATTTTAGAAAAAAATGATATTATTTTATCTATTGACAATATTAATATGTTAGATACTTCTGATGTCATTAAGACGTTATATTTACATACACCAGAAGATATTATAAAAATTAAAATTCTACGTAATGGAAAAGAAATAGAAAAAGAACTAAAAATAATTATTGATTTATAAATTTTTCTCTTGACATTTTTTCTAAAAGGTGGTATAGAATACTTACCCTCTAAAAGGAGAATGAAAATGGAAGAGAGAATTACCATTAAAAATCAGGTTTGTCTTACCTATCAAGCCAATAGTTCTGTTCTTCCCTATCATTTTATAGGTTCAACTGAGGAAGATGCCAGAGCCCAACTTCAAGAATGGCTTAATAGACCCAGAGGGAAGGCCCCAGAAGCCGTTTTAGAAGAAGATGGGGAACAAAGTAAGGAAATTAGGGTTGGGGGGCGTGGAGCTTCCCTTGTGGGTAAGGTTTGGATGGGCAATAAAGAAACAAAGGAAAAAATTCGTGTTGATCCTTCTGAAGTCGGAAAATATCTTAATATGGGTTTTATAAAAGCTGGTCCTCGCACACAACTTTAATGCAAATAAAAGGGAGAGTAAAATCTCCCTTTTTTAATATTTTTTTTATGGAGATTAAATTATAATGCAACACGAATTAAAAAAATTTAAAATTACTGATATAAGACATGGAAAAGGAGAACATGGAGATACTATCTATGCAAAATTGAAAGAATATCATACAGGAGAAATTTATGCAATGGCTACTCTTTCTTATATTCTAAATATTGTAAAAAGAGAAGGTTATCTTTTAGTAGGAGATAACCATCATAAAGAAAAACTATCAATAGTAAATGATATGGAAGAAATAGAGAAGAAAAAGAAAAAACTCGAAGAACTTAAAAATCAAATAAAAGAATTAGATATGGAATTAAATTTTAATACCTAATTCTTTTTCTGTAAATATTTTAAATTTCCATCCTCTTTTATCACAGTAATCTTGTGCGGCTTTCCATTTAGCATCGTTTACTGCATATGTTAGAACTTCATTAATAAAGCCCTTGGTTATTCTTTTTCCCTTTATAGGTGGAGAAGTTTGAACCAAGGGCTTTATTTCTATTAATAATGTTTCTATAATGCCATTTTTATTTTTTAATTTACAAAAAATATCAACAAAATATCTATGTATTTTATTATCTTTTGGAGAAATATAGGGAATAATTATTTCTTCTGATGACCATTCAATAACGTTTGGATTTCTGTCTAATATAGAAAATGTTTTTAATTCCCAAGATGATCTGTAAAATATATTATTTACATCACCTTTATATTTTTCTGGTTTAGAAGGTTTAAATTGACCTTGTTTATACTTAGGCATTAGGAATATATGGCTGCTTTAACTCTTACTATTTGTGTATTTCCATTTTGTATTATTTGTGTATTAGATGTATTAGCCGTAAATTGTGTAAAAAGATATAAAACTCTTTCAGAAATATTTACAGAATTAGAAATCCAATTAATAGTATTATTTGAAGGAGAGGATAATGTTAAAGTATAATTAATAGAATTTGGAGTCGAAGTTACGATGGGAGATAAATTACAATTTAAAATTCCAATTTCTGTATTATTAAAATATAAATCATTCAGGTCTAGAGAAGTGACTACAGCATTAGCATTCCATGAATATGAATTAGAAAGAGAAACATTGGACGTGTAAGAAAAAGTATCTCCCGCATATAATTCTATCATTTAATTCTTACCTTTCTACCTTTATTATATTTATCTTTTTCATAATAAATATAATAAAAAAGAAAGAATTAAATGGCAGATTCAATAGTAGGAACTTTAGAAAATAATTTAAATAGTTTAGTAAAATCAGGTGTTTCTGGTGTTTCTAATTTTTTATCTACTGTAACACAAAGAACTAATTCACAATATAATACAGTACAGACAACAGTTTTTCCTGGTGATTTAATAGATGCAACTTCTTCTCGTGCATATTTTATGTCTTTTACATTTTATCAATATCAAAGACCATCTATTTTTCAGACTCCCTTTGCAAATCCACAGGGTACAATAATATTACCTCTCCCTTCTCAATTAATAGATGCACAGTCAATTAATTATAAGGAAGCAGATTTTCATTTAAATCCTGCCATTGGCGCGGCTCTTGATGCTCAGATACAAGTAAAAAACTCTGGGCAGAGTACAATTTCACAATTACAAAATGATTCTACGGCATTTTTAGAAGGATTGGCAACAGGTGGTGCTTCTAATCTTATAAATGCTCTAGGTCAAATTTTTGGAGTACAAAATGCAACCGCTCTTGCTTTACAAACCGAAGGCGTAGCGATAAATCCTTATGATACAATCTTATTTACTTCTCCTACTTTTAAAAGACATACATTTTCATGGATATTTACGGCTACCAATCAGACAGAATCAAATACTCTAAAATATATTATTAATAAATTTAGATATCATCAACTTCCTGATACAAATCAAGCAGCAGCCGGTACTTTATTACAATATCCTGATTTAGTCTTACCCGTTATTACCCCAGCCGGATATATGTATTCTTTTAAATATTGTGTTATAGAAAGTGCCGAAGTAAATTATGCTCCCGGACAGACTCCTGGATTTTATGCAACTACCAATGCACCTATTTCTATTGGACTTACTCTTAGATTATTAGAAATTGAATATTGGCTTAAGTCTGATTTGGCTGGAAATACTCTTGATCCTAATTATACAATTCCAGGAGTAAATACAATTAATATATATAATAAATAGGAGATTTTAGAATCGATACTTTTTTTAGTAAATTTCCATTAATTAATTATAATGGTCAACAAGTTGTTAATATAACAGAAAGAGCGGCAATTGCCAATTCCACTCTAAGTAATCCATACTTATTTTATCCTGTATCTATCGATAATAACCAAAGATCGGATCAAATGGCTCGCCAGTATTATGGTGATCCTTATCAAGAATGGTTGTTATTTTTAACAAATAATATACAAGACCCTTATGGACAATGGTATATGAATCCTTCGGAATTTTCAGATTTTATTATACAAAAATATGGGTCTTTAACATTACCTCAAATTTCTACAATGTATTTTACTAACAATTGGTATCGAGCTAATTCTAATATATCGGTATCCGCATATAATGCATTAGATACAGATTTATTAAAATATTATGAACCACAATTCGATGCATATGGGCAAATATTTGGATATGTAAGAGTTCAAGAAGATTGGACATTAATAACTAATTATTTGGTTTCTTTTAATTTTTCTACAAATATACCAAATTTTATTATAGATGAAATAGTAAATATTAATTATAGTAATAATATGTATGGATCAGGCCAAGTCGTACAATTTTCTTCTAATAATATATCAATACAACATTGCAACGGATATTTTCTTCCTAATAATCAAGTAAATTCTGTTATTAATTCTTCTTATTTTAGTATATACGGAACACAATCCAATTCAACTATAACGATTGCAAATTCCTCTGATATTATTATTAATTTATATCAATCAGTTGCCAATGATGAGCTTGTTTTTTATGATCCTGTAACATATTTTCAATACGAAACTAATAAAAATGAATCAAATAAAATAATTTCTATTCTACAATCTCAATATGTAGCGAATACTTCGGCTCAACTAACGAAAGTTTTACAATAAACTAAAGTTTTACAATAAACTAAAGTTTTACAATAAACTAAAGTTTTACAATAAACTAAAGTTTTACAATAAACGAAAGGAAAATAAAATTTCAATAGGTTCTTTTGCCCCAGGTTCGGTTTTAATAACAAATTTAACACTTTCTTCCTCAAGAATAGGTTCATTAAATTTAGGTGCATTTTTTTCTAGTTTAAAAATTTATGAATCTATTTTTGAACCGGCCGTGGTGGCAGAAATACTTTTATGGGATATAAATGATTTTCTGGGAACTTTTAATTTTTGTGGAGATGAAACTGTATATATTTCTTTTGGTGCTCCTGGTGGAGTAGAATGTTCTTATACTTTAGCCTTAGATTTAATAAGTAATAGTATAGAAACAGGAAGCACAAAATCAAAATTATATGAATTACATTTAACATCAGAAGAAACATTACAAAGTCGATGTAATTTTGTAACTAAAAATTATAATACAGAAATTTCTTCCATAGTTCAAGATATACACCAAAATTATTTAATGTCAAGTAAATCTCTACAAATTGAGCCTACTCAAGGTCAACAAAACATAACCATACCTGGATACGAGGGATTTAAAGGTATTGATATGGTAAGACGAAGAGCAGTATCAGCACAAAATCAATCTTCTACTTATGTTTATTTTGAAAATTATCTTGGATATTATTTTAAAACAATTGAGGGAATGCTCCAACAATCTCCCATTAAAACATTTACTCATGTAGATTCAGTTGGTTCTTCGATTTATAATCAGACAGAAAATAATATTTTGGCCTATACGGTTCCCCAGATTGCTTCATCAATAGATAGAATTTCCATGGGTTCCTTAAAACAAAGAATATCAACATATAATATTAGAACCAGAAAATATACATATAATGATGTAGAACCTCCTCCATCAAATTATAATTCACCTGCTTTTACATCAAAATATGGTCAAAATTATGGAAACCATTCTTTTATTCCTGTGGATACTGCAAACCGTCCATTTACAGGAATTGATTCGATGACTCCACCACAATTAGGGTTTGTGGGCTCTCTCATGCAAAACCAAGTCAATCTAAAAGTGTATGGGGATGCTCTTGTAAAGGCCGGGGACACGGTAAACCTTTTGATACCAGAATATATGAATGTAACCGGACCCGTAGGACTTGATCCTCAAATTTCCGGTACATTTTTAGTGAGTAGAATTTGCAGAACAATAGGAACTAGTCAAGAAACTCCACGTTATACAGACGCCGTTGAGTGTCTTAACGGTGTATTAGCAACATCTGCTTCTTAAAATAAAAGAACCTCCCTTAGATTAATAAGGGAGGTTTAAAATTAATACATCAGAGTTTTATTTTCAATTAACAGACTTATCTGAGATAGTATCACAAATATAAATCATTAGTTTTTACTCTTTTTGGTTAAGGTTTGTGAAGCAAAGGATATTGTCTTATCCTTTCCTACTTTAAACTCTACAATATCACCGTTTACTTTGGTAATTTTTCTGGGAAAAATATTACCAAATTCCATATTTAAATATGGATACATGCTCCAATCTTGATTAAGACTAACTATTTGTCCCGCTTCAAACTTTTGATTATTTGTCGAAATTTTCTGCCAAGCGTACATTTTACTATTCTCCTATTTAGAGTTGAATTTTATTTCGCCTTTTTCTTCTACAAATTGACATTATCTCATTTCTAAAAATTTGTCAATTTCTTTTACCATCGTTCCCATACACCAAATCGAAATCTTTTTTTAACTTCTAAAGATATGAAAGAAATCGACTCATTGGCTTTTCCGTTCAAATCGATTTCTAGGGGGTTTCCAAGCCCGTCTAGGCCCTTTACTGTGTCTAGATCCCCGTCATGCCTAAAAGAAAAAGATAGGCTCTGTAGCCCATCTGGAAGCGTTTGAGTAGGACATACTTTTTTAAATAAGTTTATCTCATATGAAGGAATTTGAATAGTGATATTTTTCTTTTCATTATTCATTTTAAAAACTCCTTATTTTCATAACCATAATATCCAATATGATTATCATTTTTATCATATAGTGGAAATTTAGTTTTTTTATGTGCAAATGAAAATAATTCTATTCTCGAACTTATTCTTTTTAAAATTTCTTTTAATTCTGTTATATTATTTTCTGTAGGTTCTATGTCAATTTCCACAAAGAATTTCATTTTCACTTCTCCTTTGTCTATAGAACAAATAGACCCTACATCATTTTATTCAATTCTGAATACTTTTTTTCAAATATTCAGAATTGAATAATCATTCTAATAATATTTTTTATACTGATATTCCTCCATTAGAATTTTACTCTTAAAAAGGAACATTTTATCCGCCTCTTCCACGGCCTTCTCATAGGAAAAATATTTATTCCATAGTTTAATATCCTCTCTACGTTCTATCCAAATTTCCATCATTTTATTGGCGAATTCTTGTGAAGACATTTTATTCTCCTGAGGATAAGATTTCATTTTCATTCTCCTTTTAAAAAAGACCCTACATCATTTCTAATACAGGATCAATGGATTTTTGAAAATTTAGGCAGCCATCAATTCTATGGACGTTAGTTCCTTTTTCTTTCCCCAATTTTTGGAGATTGCCAAAAGCCCGTTTCCTTTGCCGGTCAAAATCCACTCAAAGGCCGGGCGACCTCGCTTGCCGCTCTTGACGGGCTTGGAGACGATATACCCCATCTCTTGGATTTGCAGCTTCAGAAATCGTGATGTGCCATCCAGGTTCCTCAAAGCTTCCACAACGGCTTTGGAAGCCGGAACCAACTTGTCATTCTTCGTAACTTTCAGAATGGGCTTGCGCATTTTATATCCCTTCACCTTTCAAAAAGAAAGAAGTTATTTTCTCTCTCCATGTTTTAAGTTATAATCCATATTCCGTTTCGAGTCAACAGTTATTTTTGATTTTTTTCTTATTTCATCTACTCATAAAAAACATTATTTTTATGTATTATAAAAACCTAATAATAATCTATTATTAACAATATTATAAGGTTCAAAATAATAAATTTCTACGGTATTAAATTCTCCTTCCTTGGCAAAAATTTCCGCCGAAAGAAAATCTTCCATGGCTATTTCAAATGAATAATATCTTTCAGAAATATATACTATATCGGTATAATAAAAAATATTATTATATTTCTTATATTTCCCACAATAAACCTGATAGTATGGCATGATTATCTCCTGTTTATGGGGGTTTTATTTTAAATATCTTTTTTATGTATAGGCAAGATAACCAAATTTCCAATTTATAGACTCCCAGGAACCTTTGGAATATGGATTATAGGACCAATCTTTTCCGGCTCTGGTGGTGACACCTTCATACCATCTTTTCATATCATATTTCATTTTCACTCTCCATTTTTTAATATATAATTTTAAATCCATCCATTACCTAAATATTCACCTGTTCGAGGGTCATAACATTCTACACTTTGAGAAACAAATTTATGTGGAGGCCATATAAAAAATCCTAATACTTTTTTTATTATTATAATTTACCCAATTCCAACATGAAAATTGTGGATTTCTTTTCATGATTGATCTAACCATTGGCATAATATCAGCCATTTTCCCATGCTTCTATTACAATATAATAATTATTTGTTTCCATTTCATCGAGATTGTAAAATTCATATAGAAGCGGAAGCATTTTCATTAGATTTCTCCTTCTTGCCTTAACTGATGAAATATAGAGTATCAGGACTAACTCACATTATTAATCCTGATAGTTAAGGCGTAAGCCGCTATATTTCATTTTATTATATACGAAAATGATCACAAGATTTATTTAATTTAGAGAGTCCCGCTTTCCCCGCAAGCATAACCCAAGGATATCTGCCACAATTCCATGTACAATAAATTCTTTCGGTTTTTTTATTTATAATCCAATTTTTCCCTGATATTGAATGACAATTTAATTTATGTGATTTATTATTGCCTACCGATTTTACCCAATGATCCGATATTCTGATAATTGATTTATCTACTTTAAAATAAACACTCAATCTTCTTGTTTTAAAAAAGGAATTAGAATTATGAGATATAAATTCTAATTTATATTTTTTGTTATCAATAATTATAGTTTTACCTAAATTTTTACGAGATATAAATTCTATTAATTTATTAGCAAGAGAAATTTCAATGGGAGTAAAATTTACAAGCATTTTCCATTCTCCTGTTTACATTTCATTTTCCGCCGCCCCGTCGTCGCCTTTCAGGCTTGTCCGGCTTGAAGGGCTTGTACGCTTTCGATGAAATATAGAGTATCAGGACTAACTCACATTGTCAATCCTGATAGTTTATATTTCTTAGTAGTTCACGGCTTCATCTCTTGTCAAGAAAAAATGTATCCCCGAAGAACATTCGTCAAACCTATCTTCACAGAATGGCTTGGTAGGTCTAACGGTTTTTCCAACTTCATATTTAAAATTAGGATCATGTCGAGAAA